GTCAGACGTCACACCGTCCCCATAAGCCGATTGATAACCGCGCACCGCTGCGTCGGTGATCGGGCCGAAGTCTCCATCAGCCGGAAACACGCCAAGAAGATTCTGCACGTAGATCACGTGATCGCCCTTGTCGCCCATGCCGATCGTCGGGCGCCCGGGCTCTTCCTCGGGGATCGGCGCGATCGGCTGCATGATCACCGGCTCGTCCGGATCGACCGGCGGCTCGGCGTCGATGCTCTTGCCAGCCAGCGCGGACGCGATCGCCGCACACACCGCGCTGAATTCCTCCTCGTAGGTCGCGGCATCGCACGAGCTATCCACGAACACCACCTCGACCAGCACGCTCGGCTTTGCGGTGTTCTTGAGGAAGAATAATTTTTCGTTGTACTTGGGACCGCGATTCGGCAGCGCTGTCGCTTTCGCAATGCCGTCCGCGATCTTCTTCGCGAGATCCTTCTGCGTGATGTACAAGCACTCCGTGCCCATCGGTGCGCTGGTGGTCGAGTAGGCGTTGAAGTGGATGCTCACATCGTGCGTTCGCGAGCACCCGTTGTGCCAATTTACGATGCGATTTAAATTCTCGTCCTGTGAGTGACTCCAGTCGTCGTGGTACGTTTTCGTTTCGACGCCTGCGCCGCGCAGCAACATCGCGACCTCTTCGACCACGCGGCGGGCCTCATTCACTTCGTCCAAGTAGCCGCTGGCGCCCCGGACGTATTTGGAATGGCCCGAGCTCATTGCGATTGAAACCATGACGCGCTCCTATCTTGAGATCGGCGGCGATGGCGGTCCTGCCCGCCTGATCGCTTCGAGCTCTTCTGCGGTGTAGGTCTGCTCGCCGGAGATCGGCGGCCTCACTACGCCACCGGGATCGTTTGGTGTGGGCTCCCACGACTCGCCGGGATCTTCGACCGGCGGCGCCGCCTCCGCCGGAGGCTCCCACGATTCGCCCGGGTCAATCACGATCGGCGTGAACGGTGGCGTCAGTGCGTCCGGATCATCGCCGGGTTGCCACGACTCGCCCGGGTCGCTCTCATCGGGGAAGACCGGCGTCAGCGAATCCGGATCGTTGGTCGGGTCCGCGTCGCGCTTCGCTTTCTCTTCCGCCGTATCACCGTCCTGCACCCAGTCGATCCCGGCGCCAGTGCCCTTCGGGTTTCGCACGTTGACGCGCGTCGTGAAGCCGACACCGCGTGTATAATTGTGCTCGACCTCGGTCATCGTATAGGTGCCGTCGATGCCGGGCCGCGCCCCGTCGATGAAGAGAAAGCCGTTGGCCTTGGCGTCCGGCTCGCCGTTGAGCAGCACCCAGCCCTCGCCGCGCCGTCCCTTGGTGTCGGCGCCAGTGCCAGCATTGTTCTGTTCGCCGGTCGCCTTGTCGGTCACCGAGTTGAGGGTATTGGCGACCGCTTGCGTACCGCCGAACGGCGTGCCGCCGGAGATCGCGCCCTTGATCGTCGTCCACTCGCCCTTGTGGGCGTCGAACATCCTCGACGCCGCCGAGCCATACTGCGGGCGCCCGACCATCGGCTTGATCCGCCAGCCGATCAGGTTCACGCCCCAGATCGCTTCCACCGTCGGCATCTTCTCGCCAGCGGCGTTGACGCCCTCGATCTTGCCGATCAGCACCGCCGTGCTCTTCGAGATCTTGAAGATGCCGCCGACCTCCTGCGCCATGCGCTTGCCGAAATTCATCGGGCTGTCGTTGATATGCCAATAGTCGCGCGTGATCTTCTCCATCTCCGGCGACATCGCCACCGACAATCCGGCGGCGCCGAACACTTTCGTCATCATGTCCTTGAGCGGGATCTTGCCCTTGCCAGCCTCCGCGCTGTCGTCCTCTTTGCCTTCTCCCATAGAATCTTGCTGCGTCTCTTTGACCTTGCCTTTGCTGTTGGCGCCCTCGCCATCAATCCACAGCCGCCGCCCGCCGCCTCGGCGACCGAACCCGGACTCGACCTTGACCACCCAGCCATCGAACACGATCACCATCCCCGGGCCGCCGAACTTCGCCTCCTGCTTTTTCTGTTCGTCGGTCATCTCCAGAAAATTCTTCGGGATGTTCTTGAAGCCCGCCGAGCCGCGCCCGGAATCGAACAGGCGCGGACCTTCGCCCGCCCAGCCCAGTGCGACCATAAGCTCGGCGCCATCCGGCGGGATCTGGAGCTCGGCGTTGCGATCGTCCAACTCGATGTGGCATTCGTCCATGCCGCCTTCGAGGTTGTCGATCGTCTGCACCGATATCAAATACGGGTGCAGCCGTGTCGAGATGTCATCACCGTTGACCAGTATCTGGCACACCGCGTGCCGTCGCGGACCCTGATGTTCAACCATTTTCTCCGGCGCCCTGTGTCATGTTGCCCTCGGGTGTCTTGCCCCAAAGGACAACGGTGTTCTTTCGTTGCGGGACTCCACTCAGGATTTCGTAGTCGATCGGGATGCGCACTTGGGTGCCGACCGGTAGAAACGGCGAGTAACGATGAAGTTTCGCGAGGTGCGGATTGTCATCGAGCAGACGCTCGATCATCAGCGGCGCGCGGTTGCGATAGCGCCGCCACAGGATGGTGTCGGCGGTGATGTAGTCCGAGCCGACCGTGACGAGATCGTAAGAGACAACGTTCATGCGACATCCGCCTTGTACATCTGCACGGTGTTCGATGCTGCGTCGTTCGGGATCGGCACGCGCGTGAACTGCGCCTCGAACTCGATCTGCTGACCGATGCCGTCCTGCGCGAGAAACGTGTGGCCGCGATGCAGCGTTTCGATAACGTACCAGCCGTAGTGCCAGCCATCGCCGCGCATCAGAATGTGTGTCTGGCCGAGGCGCCGCATGTTGTCGAGCACATCGAGATGATAGAGGCCGCCGGAAGATGTCTCCTTGCCGACATGTTCCTGCAGCAAGCCGGTGTCGTTATCGAGCGTCGCCTTCGGGCCGTCGGTCTGCTGGCCGATGCCACGCGCCCGCGACTTGCGCGCGAAGAAGTGCGGGAAGATCTTGCCCTTCAGCGTGATCTGCTCGTCGCTCTCACCGACCCATTCGCGGTACATCGCGGCGCCAGCGATTTCCTTCTTGGCCCAGTCGGCGCCCGTGTGGTGGGCGTAGTTATCCACATTCATCGGGAAAACTTGGAATTGAATCGGTCCCCACTGAAACATGACCCAGTTTGCCATTTAGCTCTCCAAAAAATCGTCCCACTCATGCGCCGGTCCGACGATGGCTTTCCACGGTCGCTTGGTTGTCATCTGGTCGTGATCGCCGCCGCCGCTCTGCGCCTTGATGCGCTCGCACTCGTGCCGCTCACCGCGAAAGAATTCGGTGACCAAGATCGCGTTGTCCGGAAACTCGATGGTGTAGGTGACGACCCATTCCGTCATGCAGCCCCGATGTCGGAGTAACTTGTCGCCCGTGCCTCGCGCACTTCGCGATCGGCTGATCGTCGCATCGATGAGCGCGCGAATTGTACCTCGTTGTCGTTGACCTTGAGATTGACGCGCTGCGTCACGTCGCGATCTACAGGCGCCGCTGTTTCCGCTGGCTTTGGCTGCGCTTGACCCTCGATAGGCTTCGATTGTAGCGCTCCTTCGCCCTTCGGCTCATCGGCTGTGGCGGTTGCCGCCGCTGGTGCCGCCTGCGGTCGATTGGCATGATAGCGCTTCATGCCCTCCGGCGTCAGTTGCGTATGCACGTGCTTGGCGGTGGCCCATGCAGACGGCCTGCGCACCTCATCGAGGATCTTGTAGTCCTGACCCTCGACCAGACCGCGCGACGCCATCTGCGCGCGGATCTTGGCCATCGCCGCATCGGCTTGTCTCTCAGTCTTGGCGCGGACGTCGAACGCCAGCGCGCGCGAATGCGAGGAGTGCGGATTGGCTATCGAAAGTTTGTGGTGCGGGCTGCGATAGCCAGACGTTACCGTCAGGCCAGCCCCTGACATATCGCCTGTCAGCGCATCGAGATTGCCCTTCGGCGTGCCGTCGCTGTTGAGCAACTGCCCCGTGGTCTCGGCTGGACGCGGCACACGGGCGCCTGTCGCGACAGTTGATTCGCCTCCCGGCTGCACAGTGACTGGACCGGAGACCTGTGCTTTACCTCGCTGTGCGTTAACCCACCTTTCAGTGCCCGGTTGAATACCAAACATATTGCCGCCGACTTTGGTCATCTTGTTCGGGTCATAGTTCGGGTCGCCGACCGTTCCTTGATCGGTGAGGTAATTGATTCTGTTAGACCCTCCCGAGAACACTTCCTTGTAGGCCTTGTCCCACAACTTTTGTTTCTCTGGAGTCCATGCGCTGTTGTACGCATCACGTTCATGCTTCATCAATGGCCCTGAACCGGGATCACCGTGTAAACGCTTGAGCGGACCATAGAACTGACGCTTGCCTCTAGCATTCACAACCTGTTCTAGGGTCAAATTTCTGGACGCTGCGTAGTTCGACATTTGCTCCAAGTTGGCAGCTATGTTGCCGCCGCCTTCAGCCTGAAGCGTGCGGAAGATCTTCTGTTGGTTCTTGGGATCTTTCATCCATTCGGCATTGGATTGTTGAATGCGCGTCTTCATCACGTCTTCGTTGACGCGCTTACCTTGGTAGTCTCCTGCTGCCGTTCCGCCCGCCGTTGCCGCTGGCGCTGCTGTCTCATCGGAATCGGAAGACGACGTGCGCCCGCTGCTCGTGCGACCGCTGGTGCGTGGGATCAGACCTTGGTTGCCGTAGGACGTGCCACCGCCATAACCCTGCGGTCCACCCGGAGAGAATTGCGAGTAGCCGCCGCCAGACGCAGCACCGCCGCCGCCACCGAACGATGCGTTGTGGATGTTGCTGCGGAAGTCCGCAGGCAGATACAGCGAGTCAGAACTGCCACCATACGAGCTTCGCTGAGCGGGACCGGGAAGTTGTCCGGTGCCACGCGGGCCGAACTGAAGCGGATCACCGGGCTTCCAACCGGGAGGCACACCACCGGGTGGCGGGACATCCTCGCTCTTCTTTATCGCCTCATCGAGCGCCTTCTTCTGATCCTCCACAGCCTGCTGACCGGTCAGTCCACCCTCTGTGGCTTGGCCAAGCTGGTTGTTCATCAGCGGCGCGAGCGGATGGAAACCGTGCGGGCCAACAAACGACAAAGCCGCCTTCTTGTATTCTCCCTTGTTGAGAAGATCGATCAGTTCTCCGATCCACTTCACGACACTGCCGAGCCGCTGCAATTCCTTGGTGACCATCGCAATGATGTTCGGCACGCCCATTGTCACCATCAGGCGACCGAATTCGTCAGCGAGCAAACCGATCGATGCCGACAACGAGTCAACACCGCCGCCGGTCGCCTGCATCACCTTGGTGCCGTCGATCACCGCCTGCTGTCCATTGCCGAGATCTCGGATCAACTGGATTTTCTTGGCGATCTGGCCGTTGTTTTCTTCCTCCAGTTTCTTCAGGAGCAGGCGCTGCTTCACATCGATGTTGCGATAGAAGGCTTCCTTCTCGTGCAGCGGCATCGCCTTGATCAGGTTGACGATGTAGGCCTGTTGATCGCCGCCCTGCTTCTTGATGTTGTCGAGTTGCTCGGCCCAAATTTTATTCGGGATGCCCATCGCCTGCCCGAGATTGCTGGCTTGGCCGAACGTCTGCATCAACAGCCGGGCGCCGCGCGAGGTGTCGCCCATGATGTCGGTGGCGATACCGAGTTGAACACCCAGCCGCGCGATGCCGTCGGTGCCCTTGTAGCCAGCGTCCTGCGCCATCTGGCCGAGCTCGCCGCTGGTGCCGACCAGATCCTTCATGTCGATGTTGGTCTCGCGAACGATGCCCGCGAGCATTTCCATTGTCTCGTTGAACTGGGTCGCCGGGATATTCATGTTGCGCATGAAATCCGTGGTGACCTTCGCCAGATCTCCGGAGGTGGTGTTTCGCAGCCCCTTGGCGACGACCGCCAGCCGGGGGAATCTCCTGATCGCCTCATCCAGCGTGATGTTCAATCCGGTGCGGAGCTTGTCGGCGGATTCGAGCGCTTCATCGAAATGGGTCCCGGTGACTTGCGCCGCCTTTCGCAGCGCCGCCTCGGACTCTCCAAGCGCCTCCTTGGTCGCCTTGGTCGCGTTCCCCAACTGAATCATCTTCCGCTCGCTCTCGGCAAAACCGAGGTACGAGCGGCGCGCGGCCTCGGCGGCGCCGATTAGCGACAGATGGCTCTTCAATACGCCTTGGATGGCGTTGTTGACCTTCTGCGCCGCCGTGACTTGCTTGTTGGCGCCTTCTTCTGCGCCCTTGCCAGCATTCCTTGCAGCCGCCGCTGCATCATCGAGTGCCTTCCTGTGCTTGAGGACGTTCTCCAGTTGCTCTTGGTACGTCATATGGTTCGAGCGACGCGTGGCCTCCATCGCGCGCTTGGTGCTCTCGTTGATCTGCAGAATCTTCTCAAGCGACTTGATGTAGTCGTCGGCGTTCTTCTTCGCCGACTTGTACATCGCACCGGTTTTGTCTTCACCGGTAAGTGTAATTTTGCTTTCTTGATCGGCCATCAGATCGACCTCACGGCTCTTCGCTCATGTCGAAACCGGCCTCGGGCAATGGATCGCCCGGCCCATGCATTGCCGTGAAGTCGGGATCAGGGGCGCCGCTGCCGTTGGTGGTGCGCGGTGCCTCCTCCGTTGCGATCTCTTCAATCTTCAACGGAATGCGGCCATTGAGGACGTCGTCGCGAATCTCGGGAGTCAGCATCTGCATGAAAGTATCCAGCACCCGATCCGCGTCCGGGTAGCGCAGATCGCGGATGATGGCTTCCTCGATGCCGGACAACTCCACCAGTAGTTCGATGGACGTCTTCCACGCGCCCTCATTCCATCGCAGCACGTGACCGAGGCGAAGCGGCCCAATCGATATCGCCTCTATCTTCTGTTTGTTGAACTCGAACGGGATGAACAGTTGAACAGTTCGCCCGCCGGTCTTGTCGAGAGTGATCATGCGTGTCCCTAATGGTGAAACCAGATGGTGATGACGTTCTCACCCTTATCGACGCGCTGATCAATGAACTCGACGTCTTCGTGGCCGCCAGCACCGTCGGTGTCGGCGACCACCACACGCTTGTTCGGATCGTGCTTCTGGAGCTCTTTGACGAGTTCTGCGACCGTCATTAGCTAACGATCCCGCCAGCCTGCGCAGGCGTGCTAGGACCGGTCTGCGGCTTGTCAACCGAAGCCGTCGGAATGCGAAGCAGATTGATCATCTCCGCATTGAGATCGTTGCCACCGATGCGCCGCTTCGAAGTGAAGAAGTCCCAGTGATAGATCTCGAATGGCGTCTGGCCATTCTCGGTCAGTTGCATGGTCAGCTTGTAGGAGACGATCGACTTGATCGAATACTCGTGCGACATCAGGTTGCCTTTGGAGAAGGCAGTCGGGTTGACGCGACCGAGCCTGCCCTCGATCACCGCCATCGCCTGCAACGCCTTGCTGGTCCGACGATCGCGGATCAAACCGTAGGCGGTGAAGCGCTGGTAGTAGGGATCGTTCTGCCCGATGTACGCCATCAGCACAGGGTCCCAGCCCGCCAGATTGAACGTCGCTTCGAGCTTGTTCATGTGCGTCGGCACTTCGATGGCGATCGGGGCGCCGCCGGGTGCGTGATCGACATAGTTCTCTTCCATCGCAGGGAGCTTCAACTCCTGCAGAACGAGATGCGTCGAGATGCCGGGAGCACCGGCAGAGCCCGGGGCTGTGGGTCGCGTGTCGCCGCAAATCAAGTTGGCGCTTTCCATCACGTAGATCGTTGCGTTAGCCATAGACGATTCCTTTCCAAAGGAGTGAGTGGCGGGCAGATGGTGCTGCCCGCCCGACGGTTACGACGCGAGATTGAGTTGCGTGGCGAGATCGGAAACCATCGCATCGATCGCCTCACGGTAACGCGAAGACTCGATGGTGATGTGCTTGAGGACCGGCGGCTCTTCGGCGCGGAAGCCCACGGTCAGATGCCCGAGCCGGATTTGCTCTGGCGAATTTCCCTCGGTCCTGAAGTTCACATCGTAGCCGAGGATGTGCTGATCGGCTTCCAGATCGCGAAGGAAGAATTCCATCGTGTTGAGGATCGCCTGCACGGTGTGGCCGATGATGTTGAAGCGACCGAGGAAGAAGCGCAGCGCGCGCAGCATTCCCAGATGGATGTAGTCGCGACCTCTCATCACGTTGTACATCTGCCACAACGGGTCTTCGCCCGCATTGTCGGTCGAGATCAGCACGAAGCCGCCCGACGCGATCGCGAAATCGTCGCCCACCTCACCACGAATCAGCACGCCGATGTTCGCACCCAGCAACTCCTGCGCTTCGTTCGCGCTGTCGGTGAGATTGAAGCCGATCTCACGGTTCGGGCTGATGATGCCCTGCACCGCTTGGTTCGCCGCCGAGTGGAACGGGGCGCCGGTCTCGTGGTCGCGCCGCACCATGATTCCCGCCATGCGTGGCGCCAGCGGCCTGATCACGATATAGCTCGTGATCGGGTCCATCACGCGACAGCCGCCGCTGATCGGAATCAGGCGATGGCTCTGCATCGTCTCGCGCCAGTCTATATCGTTTTGAAACGACGCGCCCGAGCTCTCCACGATCATCATGCCGAGCAACTGGTTGCAGATCGACGTTGCTCCGGCGACAACCGGGTTGGCGCCAGCAACGATCGTCGCAGTGTACGCTGCGGTCGTGCCGGTTTCCTGCCACACGATGTCGAACGTCGCACCCGTGCCGCTGCCGCTGGTCTGGATCGCTACCAGTGGTTCATCCGGTGGCACCTCAGTGCCGACGATAAAGCCCGGCGTGGAGACGTTCGCCGTCAACACCTCACCGCCGGGACCGACCGTCACCACGGTGACGATCACCTGATGCTCAAGAACGACTTGCTCACCGACGCCGTAGCCGATGCCGCCAGATTCCACCGTCGCCGATTGAGCCTGATTGCCCGGGGGAGGCACATCGATGGTCGGCGGCGTGTCGTACCACGCACCCGGCAGTTCGAGCTCGACCGCGCCAAGTTGACCGTTGCTCAGACCATAAGCGTGGCCAGTCGCCTGTACCGCGTCAGGACCACCGCCGGAGAACGTCACCGGATACATGTGATCGGTGACATAGCCCGAACCGGGCGCCGTGCGCTCGATATAGCCGACACCGTTGGCCATCTGCGAGGTGTAGCCCGGCGCCGTGAGGATGCGCGGCGTGAAGCCGAGCTTCTGCGACGCCTTGAGGAACGCCCACATGCCGGTGCCCGCGAGACTGTCGCCAGCGATCTTCGAGATCGTTTGCTGCAGCTTGATCGCCGGATCTGGATCGGTGCCTTCGGGCGTGCGCACGATGACGATGCGCGCAGCGAACTGCGTCTCTCCCAACTGATCGTTGATGCCGCGAACCGCATCCGCGAGATAGCCGAGATCGCCGAGCTTCTGCGTCTTCCGGCTGTCGTTCGAGTTGATGAACACCGGAGTGTCGTACGGAAACACCGACGCATCGGCGAGCGGCGCCGGGCCAACGATGCCGATGGTCGAAAGGTCAGCGGCCAGTACCGGACGCGCGCCTTCGTCTACTTTTCGAATTGAAATACCAAAGACCGGATCAGCCATTCTGATTTCTCCTGTTAAAGATGTGGTTAGATCACGTGAGCGGGCGTCATGATTTCGAGAGCCTTGATCGTCAGCGCGTGCAGCCTCACCGACAGCACCAATATCGGCTCGGCGGTCGCTGACCTCGCCGAGAAAATCCGAATCTCGCGGACATAGTCGCCCACGGTCTGGTCCTGCACGATCGGTGTCACCATCACCGAGCCAACCGGATTGCACTCCATCGCTGTCGATAGCATTTGCAACGGTGATGGCGATGGGATCGCGTGCGCGGGCGGCACGGGTGTCGTCTGTCGTCCTTCGAAGAAGGCAATGTCAGCCATGTTCGCTCCTGTGTTACTGCAAGGCTTTGATGACGTACGTCGAGATATTGGCCATGCGCCGAATCGAGACGATGAAGATGTGGCCGTTGGTGGTAGTCATTAGGTCCCCAGTGTTGGTGCCGACCGTGAAGCCACTCCATGCGATCGCACCAGCGCCAGCGCTATTGACAATCATCAGATCGACCGCGCAATCCACCGTCGGCGCCGTGACGGTGAAGGTGCCGACATTGCCGATGCTCTGGTAGTTGCCGTTGAACGGATTGATGGTGATGTTTCCTGCCGGAGACACGAACACGTTGAAGTTAAATCCACCGGAGATGGTCTGGCCGCCATTGAGAGAGAGCCTGCTTGCACCCATGCTGGCGACCGTGTCGTCAACATACTTCTTGGTCGATGCCATCAGCGGCTGTGATGGCGCGGCATACAGATACAGCGGCCCTGTCATCGACGCGCCCGAGGACGACATCGAGTCGCGCAGATACTCGTTCATGCGCGCGCGGGTCCAGTATGTGGTCGGAAATGAAGTGTCGTTCGAACCAGTGTCGGGATGTACGCCCTTCTGCACGCCCTCGAACACCGAGGTGCCATCCTTGCGGATGTAGTTGTACAAATCGAGACCGGCGCCTTCCAGATCGTTCGCGGCCTGCAAGATCTCTTGATGCATAATGACGATTTCGTTGTAGTCGGCGACTACGACATCGTGCATCGGCCCGACAGCATCATGGTAGAGCTTGGTGCTATCGGCCATGCCGGGCGTCGATGATACCACCCAATCATCGAACGGCCCCGGGTTGCCGTGCAGCGCGGTGATCGTCACCTCCAAGATGCCGAGTTTTTGGTCATAGGACATCGTGCGCGCGATCGCGTAGTCATCCGGAGAGTGCTCAATGATGAGATACGGTGAGGGCGTGAAGGTGTCGCGCTGCACGCCCTCCTCAACGGTGAAGGTCATGTAGCCCATCCCCAGCGTCATCAGGCCGGTGATCGGCGCCAACAAGAAACCAAGTTGCGTCACCTCCAGAATGTCTTTGGTCGCCGGGATCAAGATCTCGTTCATGCGCAACAGCGCAGCGGCGCGAATATCCTCGTTGACGCCAGCGAGGAGATCCTGCGTCGATTCGAGATTCTGAAAGCGACCTTCGAGCGAGGGCAACAACCGCTTCATATAAGGAAGCAGTTGCGTGCCGGGTTTTAGTTCGAACTCTTCATCCAGCCGCTTCAGCGCCATGTGGTTTACGCCTTCTTCTTGGCCTTGCCTGTCGCTTCCGCTTGGCTCGGTGCCACGTCCGGATTCTGCGGCGTGTCGCCGATCTCCACCGCGTCAACGATGCAGGGCTGCACCTCCGGATCGAGGCACGTCTCTCCGGTCATCTGGTACGACTTCGCCGGAGACAGAACGCGGCCCGCGAACATGCACGCCTTGCCGAGGGTGACCTGATAGACCTTCCCGGCAACGAAGGTTGGGATGGCGCGATCGCTCTTCTTCCACTCCGGCGGCGAGTCTTCCGACGGTGACGCCGGACCGCCGATCTGGATCACGCGATCATCGATCCATTCTCCCTTTCGCACCTCGCGCCGCGAGCCCTTGCCGTTGGCTGGCGCGTTCGGCATTGGCCCCGACGTTCCCGACGTCGAGCCCATCGAGCCGGGATCGAGTGCCGCGCGCGCCTTCGCTAGCGCAGCCTCGTCCATCGGCATGTTAACGTTGCGTTGCGGAAATTCTTCTGTGGCCATTGTACAAGCTCCATGATTGTTTTAGATAGGGAAAGTGAGGGCGGGCCTTGGCCAAGAAGGTCATGAAACCCATTCGACTGTTGTCTCTGGGCTCGCCCTCACACCTCAAGCAACAGCGACGTCGATGCGTTCGCCGACGAGATAACAGGCGTTCACGTTGTCCGTGGTGCCCTCCATGCGGATTTTGTACGCGGTGATCGCAGTGCCGCCGAGCGCTGCCAAATTCCACGTGCAGTGGCGCAGCAACACAGTCGGATCATCCGGATCGACTTCGTCCTCGATCAGTGATGGCGTCCGCACACTGGTGTAGCCCGCACCAGTCAATAGGCGCGGAATGAAGGTGTGGTACGGCGCACCACGCCACGACTCTAGCCGGAAATCTCCGTAGACCGTCGTGACGGGTCCGGGCGTGGTCCGCGCGGTACTGATGTGGCGGAAGTCCGAGCGAGGCCGCGACGTCAGCGATCGCGAATTCGCCGCCACACCGAAGCCGGGCATTTCGTCGGTCGTGCCCACCAGTGTGATCCGGAATGGCAACAGCGGCGGCAGCGCAACGAGCGGGTTGGTGTCGTAGTAGCCGAGCGGCACCCACGCGCCGTTGACTTGCACCTCGAAATTGATCGTGGTGCCGGGCGGGCGCGTCGAGTCGAAGTTCAAATCGATCGCCGAGATACCGCCGTTCAATTCCAGCGACAGCAGTTGCGCGGTGCACTGCGTGGTGCGGAATTTCGCGAAGTAGAGCCGGAAAGAAAGATCCTTGGTGAGATCGCCGAGCGCCCACGCTCCATCGGTGGAAGTGAACATCGAGCCTTGCGCGAACTTGTTGTTGTGCACCAACGCGACGAAATGATTGCCGGGCGTCTGTAGGACGAAGGCGTAACGCTGACCCTTCGCCAGATAGGTCGGCAGGAAGTCGAACTTGGTCGCGTTCGGTGACGGTCGCAGCA